TAAGGCTCCCATTGGTTGCCCAACAGAATAACGAACAGTGTCAAATTGACACTGGAAGTTAGGATATCAATTTATGTCCAATAGTGTTTTCCAGGGTAATTTGAACCCAACCAGGTCCAAAATTTGGACCTGTAGGTCAATCGGTAAACGATCTGTGGCGGCACTAAGATCATAACCATAAAATGTCTTCCCCTTGCATCTAGCAAGGAGATCATTAAATGGTTTTAATTGATCAAAGGTACCGTCATTCCCCGCAAGATCTTTCAATTTATTAAAAAGAAAGAGATGTAGGGGTTTAAGGCAAGTCTGGATTCAGTAAGAGGTGATAGCTATCACCCTTGCTTTACCAGCCTGGTCATAAACAACAGATAATCTACCATTGACAAAGGGTTTAATAACCCCTAGAAACACCAGAAGATAATAAACGGGACCAAACAGCGTTATCACTAGAACTAGATATAGGATAAGACCTATATTTAGTCTAAATAGCAAACTGTAAAATACCGATCATAATTGGGATGGAGAGTGTAATAATGCTAATGCATCATTAATACTTCCCATACCCGCAATGATGGTATTAGGCCCGGATGCCTCGCTTCAGAAGAGAGAGCACCTACTATTCTTAGTATATGACGAGTACAGACCTAGCTCCTTTAGTGATTTAACCATTAAGGTCTGGTCGAGAGTTTTGACCAGTCCACTAAAGGGCGCTATGACTGTACTTACACTAGGTTCTACCTTCGTAGGAAAAACCCGGTGAATACTAAGAATGGATAACAAGGCACCTACAACAAGCTTCTTGAAATCAAGACTATAATCTTTTAAGATCATGTCCCTAATTTCAACAGGTATTATTGTAGGCCACCCGCGTTTGTCCGTCTTCACAAAGACAGAGGAGCTTTTAACTACCTCGTTCTCTGCTAGGATCCGAACTACGATTCTAAGGACCTCCTTAAGGTACTTAAAACTGAAAGTTCAGCCACTCAACTTAATTAAGGTTGAGATACGGGACATTAGAACCCTAAATGGCTTATTCAGCTCATTCATTGAGTAAGATCACAAGACCAATGAAAAG